CTCGATGAGGGGCTGGTGGTGCCGCTGCAACTCCAGGTGCTGGCGCCGGAGTTTGTGCCACACGACAAGTCCGAAATGGCCCGTAACGGCAACGTCATTCGCGCCGGCATTGAGTTCAGTCCAGACAGTCGCCGGGTGGCGTACTGGATGTATCGCTCGCATCCCGGCGATGCTGCGTCGTTGAACAGTGGCTACAACCAGCTGGTGCGCGTACCGGCCAGCCAGGTGCTGCACATTTTTGAGCCGGTCGAACCGGGTCAGCTGCGTGGTCTGCCGCGTTTATCGCCGGTGCTCAAGCGCCTGCGCAGCCTGGACAACTACGACGATGCGGTGTTGTTCCGCCAAGAGGTGGCCAACCTGTTCGCCGGCTTCATCAAGAAGCCATCACCGGATGACATCCAGACCCCGGTCGACCCAGTGACCGGAGCGCCACTGAACCTCGCTTCGGATGGCTTCACACCGATGGTGGCATTGGAGCCCGGGACCATGCAGGAGTTGTTGCCGGGCGAGGAGGTCGAGTTTTCCTCGCCGCCAGATGCCGGCAACAACTACCCGGATTTCATGCGTCAGCAATTGATGGCAGCGGCGGCCGGCGCCGGAATGCCGTACGAGATCCTCACTGGCGACATGCGCGAAGTGAACGACCGTGCGTTACGGGTGGTGCTCACCGAGTTCCGGCGTCGACTTGAGCAGCTGCAATTTGGTGTGTATGTGCACCAGTTATGTCGCCCAGTGCGGGCCGCGTGGATGGATATGGCCGTGCTCAGTGGCGCCGTGCTGTTGCCGGACTACGCCCAACGCCGCCGTGAGTACCTGCGTACACGCTGGGTGCCACAAGGCTGGGCGTATATCCATCCGGTTCAGGATGTTCAGTCACGCACGATGGAAGTGAACGCCGGCTTTGCCTCGCGTAGCGAAATGGTCCTGCGCACCGGTTATGACGCCGAAACGGTGGACGAAGAAAACGCCGCCGATGCCGAGCGGGCTCGGGGCAAAGGTCTTAATTACAGCACGCTCGTCGAACTGCTCCAGGCGTTCGACGACAAGGAGCAGACATGAGCAAGAAAACGCCGCCGCGCATTTACAACAAGGCCGGCCAGCAAGTGCCGGTGCAGGATAAAAGCTGGTACGCCGTACACGCCAGCGGCGAAGCGACCGAGCGTGTAATCGAAGTTTTTGTATATGGCGAAATCGGCACCTGGGGCATTACTGCCAGTCAGTTCATGCAGGATCTGCGCGCGGTCGACGACGGCGTGTCGCCGGTGATCGCGGCGTTCAACAGCATCGGCGGCGACCTGTTCGACGGGTTGGCCATGCACAACACCTTGTCGCGGCTGGGCGAACGTTGCACGGCGCGTGTCGATGCATTGGCGGCGAGTGCGGCCAGTGTCGCGGTGTGCGGTGCCCACAAGGTGGTGATTGCGTCCAATGCGATGTTGATGATCCACAACCCGTGGACCTATGCGGCTGGCGACGCCGAGAGCTTTCGCAAGGTGGCGGATGTCCTCGACCAAACCATGGAGGCGATCATCGCGGCCTACAAGGCCAAGGCACCGGACATCGATGAGGTGGAGTTACGGGGTTTGGTGGCCGCCGAAACTTGGCTGACAGCCAGTGAGGCAGTGGCTCTGGGGCTGGCCGATGAGGTGGGCGACGGGGTGCAGGTCAAGGCGTGTCTGGGGCAGGGCGGGGTGATGCAGCGTTATCAGCACACCCCAGCTGAATTGCTGGCCCAGCTCGATGAGTTGCCTGAACCAGATCCGGAGCCGGCGCCAAACGATCCACCCAAGCCAGTGATGGATTCGGCCAAGCTGGCGTTGTTGATCACTCAACGTTGCGCGGAGGCGGGGATCAGCAACCTGGTCGCGCCATTGCTCAGTTCGACCCAGCTTGAAAGCGAAGAAATCGTCCAGGCGGGGCTGACCCGGGCCAAGGCGGTGCATGACCTGTGTGTCGCGGCACGACTGCCAGAACTTAGCCTCGAGTATGTGGCCGCGGGGCTGGATGAGCCCGCGGTACGCGCGCGGCTGTTCGACAAGATCGTCAGCAGCGGCAACGGTTTCGAAATCGACAATAGCGTACCCCTCGACGATGACCCTGCACCAAAGGTGTTGGCGAAACAACCGAATCCCTCTTCGATCTGGGCGGCCCGTCAGGCCGCCCATGCAGGGCAACTCAAAAGTGCAAAAGGAGCACGAGCATGACCGTAAAGTACGAAACGCTACACGCCGGCGAGTTTCTGCTCTCGGAAGGAGCCGGGAAGATCTCTCGTGAATCCATTCTGGTGGCTGCCGGTGCCGCACTGAATGCTGGTCAGGTACTGGGGCTGGTCACGGCGACCAATGAGTTTGCCCCCTACGATCCCGCCGCTACTGACGGCACCGAAGTGGCGGCCTGCATCCTCTACGGGCCACTGGGCGAATCGACCGAAGAGCGTCGCGCCAGTGCCGTGGTGCGGCTGGCCGAGGTCAGCGAGGTGCATTTGACCGGTTTTGATGCTGAGGCCGAGGGTGCCTTGGCGGCACAGTTTGTGATTGCCCGCTAAGGCATTTCCCTTTCATCCAAACCCCGCCTTGAGCGGGGTTTTGCTTTTCTGGAGAGTTCCTTCATGGCCGATATTGGCATTTTTACCGACGATGTTTTTTCCGTGTCCTCGCTGACCGCGGCGATCAATGAGCAGGAGTACTTGCCGGGCCGCATCAGCAGCCTTGGTCTGTTTCGCGAGGAAGGCATCAGCACCCTGACCGTGCAGATTGAAAAGGACGGCAACACCCTGGCCCTGGTGCCGGCGGGTGAACGTGGTACCTCGGGTCTGGTCGTGGGCGCAAGCAAGCGTCAGATGATCCCGTTCAACACCGTGCACTTGCCGCAGCGTTTCACCATCAAGGCCGACGAGATCCAGGGCATTCGCGCCTTTGGTACGACCACCGAACTGCAGGCCGTGCAGGGCGTAGTGAACACGCGCCTGAGCAAGGCCAAGCGTCAGCTCGACGCCACCCATGAATTTCAACGCATGGGCGCGCTGAACGGCCTGGTGCTGGACGCGGATGGCTCGACGGTCTTGCTGAACATTTATCAGGCGTTTGGTGTGGAACAACAAAGCTTGTCCATGGGCCTGAACGACTCGGCGACGAAGATCCGGGTCAAGTGCGCCGAAGCACTGGACATGCAGGACGATGAACTGGGTAGCGTCACCAGCTCGGGCGCGCGGGCCTTCTGTGGCAAAAATTTCTGGAACAAGCTGATCACGCACAAATCGGTTGAGGAAACCTACCTCAATACGATCCAAGCCGCGGAATTGCGTGGTGATGCGCGGGACAGCTTCGAGCTGGGCGGCATCGTCTGGGAGCGCTACCGCGGGCGCATCGCTGGCGTGTCGTTTATTCATGACGATACCGCACTGTTGATTCCCGAAGGCGTGCCGGAGCTGTACATCTCCTGTTTTGCCCCGGCGGACTACATGGAGACAGCCAACACCCAGGGCCTGCCGTATTACAGCAAGCTGGAGCCATTGCCATTCAACAAGGGCATGGCCGGTGAAGCACAGTCCAACCCGTTGCACCTGTGTACGCGGCCACGGGCACAGATCCTGCTGACGCTCTGACCATGGCCTTTCGAGACCTGGTCGCGGAGATCGACAGCGTGGTGTTCCACACTCTGGCCGATGTCGGCTTCATCGAAGGCCGGCGCGTGCTGGGCATGTTCTCGGCGCCCTGGTTGCAGCCCAAGGTCGGCCGATTGAACACCGGTCTGCGCGAGCCGTGCTTTCACATTCGGGTGTCCGATGCTCAGGGCATTGAAAAAACCCAGACGGTGCACATCGATTTACCAGCCCTGGACGGTGGTGGCGAGTACACCCTGATTCACCTGGAACCGGCGGGTGATGGTCTGGTGGCCTTGTCGTTGAGGTTAAAAGCATGAGTGCCGTGCCGGTTTCGCTGCAGTTTTCCGCAGACGATATGCAGGCTTTTAAACAGCTGGCCAAGGTGATGCCCAAGGCCGCTGCCGCGGCGCAACGACGGGCAATCAACAAAACGTTGGGCTGGCTCGCCACGCACATGGCGCGCGATGTCAGCAAGCAGGAGCGGATTGCCGTCCGCGCGGTGCGCCAGCGCTTGCGCAGCTACCCCATCAAAGGCCAGGGGCAGTTGGGCAAACTCTGGTTCGGCACCAACCCGATGGAGGCCAGCCGGATTGGTAATCCCCGGCAGGGCAAGGCCGGTGTCTCGGTGGCGGGGCGGCGCTACCAGGGCGCCTTTTACAAGCGCGTGTATGGCAACAAGGCGGACATCTGGATCCGCACCTCCAGCAAACATTTCAACCCGGATGACTATCCCGGCAGCAGCGCGTCCGCGGGTGGAGGCACAAGTTCGGGCTGGATCGCGGAAAACGACAATCGCTTTCCACTGGCCAAGGCCAAGGTCTCGCTCGAAGACGTTGAAGGCCCGTTTTACACCTGGGCCAACAAGGCCGACGAGCGCCTACTGGTCGTGTTCAAACAAGAGATGAACTTTGAACTGCACAAATACCTGAAGGGGAGCGCCCGTGTCTGATCCTGCCTTTTCGCTGGATGTGTTGTACGCCGCCATCGAGGACTACATCCGCCAGGCACTGCCCTCGGTGCGGTTTGTGGCGACCTGTCCGGACATTCAGGACCGGATAGCGTTGCCGGCGGTGTTCCTGGAACCGGTGGAGTTTGAACCTGGGCAAGATATCGGTACCGGTGAAACGGTGCTGGTCCAGCGCTTTGAAGCGCGGGTCATTGTCGCGCCCGAGTTGGCCCGCCATCAGCAACTGGGTGCGCAGTTGGCGGCGCAAATTGCGGTTCTATTGCGAGCGCAGACCTGGGGGCTGGATAACGTCGAACAGGCGCAGTTCGTCACCTCGCGTCAGGACTGGACCAAACCCGAACTGGATGGCTACACCGTGTGGACGGTGGAGTGGACCCAGCAGATCTACCTCGGTGAGGTTGAGTGGCTTTGGCCTGTCGAGCCCCCGGGCACCCTGTACCTGAACGTCGACGGCTGCACCGGTACCGGCAATGAAGATCACTACTTTCAGCCGGAGGATCTGGCATGGGATACGCCAGCGCCGAACACGACCGGATGATCGCGGCGATGCTGATGCCCTGTGTGGTGGTCGGCATCGATCTGATGGCCGGCCGGGTGCGGGTTAAGGCCGGAACCTGGGTCAGTGCCTGGGTGCGTTGGCACAGTCTGGCAGCCGGTAAGGCCCGTCATTGGCGCGCGCCAAGCCTGAATGAGCAGGGCGCGCTGTTCAGCCCGAGCGGTGATCCGGCCATGGGTACGTTTATCCCGGGACTGTATGGCAATGCCGGGGCTCCGCCGGACAACCGCGATCACGTCGAGGCCTGGTACTTCGACGATGGCGGCTCACTGGTCTACGACTGGGAAGCCGGCAGCTATAGCATCGCGTTACCCGACGGCAGCCGCGCGACGATCACGGTCGGTGGCTCGCAGTTTGAAGTGACGCCGGAGCAAATCCGGGTGACGGCCAGCCAGATCACGCTAGCGGGTGAGGTGAGCATCGACGGTGCGTTGAGTGTGTCCGGTGACATCACCGGCGCCGGTACGATCATGGACGCCGGGGGCAACAGCAGCAACCACTCGCATTGAGTGAACATTCACCTTCAACCCGCCGCGTGCGGGTTTTTTTATACCTGGAGTAAATCCATGACAAGCAAAACCAAGGAAGTATCAGCCGCCAGTGAGGCGCCCGCGCCGGCCACGCTGAGCCTCTTTCGCGACACGCTGTATACCTCGCGAGTGCTGATTCTGCTGGAGGCCGAGCGCACCTTGAAAGTCGACAAAGGGCAGGTCGCGGTGGCCTCGGATGACACGGTCGCGATCGAGTATTTGCATGGCCGCAAGGATTTTGTCGCGGTCGAGGGCTGATCGAATGATCGGGATGATCGGACTGGACCGCCGCACCGGCCAACTCATTTCCGGCCTCGATCACCTGCGCCAGTCCATCGAGGACATCTTGTCCACGCCGCTGGGCAGCCGGCGCATGCGCCCGGAGTACGGCAGCAAGCTGCGGCGCTTTGTCGACCTGCCGGTCAATGACGGCTGGAAAAGCGCCGTGCAGGCCGAGGTGGCCAGTACCCTAGGCCGTTGGGAGCCACGCCTGAAGCTAGGCCGGGTGCGCGCCGTGGCCATCCTCGACGGGCGTATCACCTTTGAGCTGACCGGGCAGTACCTGGGCAGCGACGTGACTTTGGAGGTGTCCGCATGACCATGGAACTGGCGGCCCTACCGCCGCCGCAAGTGCTCGAAGACCTCGACTTTGAAGTGGTCTACCAGGAAAAGCTGGAAGCCTTCCGCCTGAGCATGGGCGACAACTGGAGCGCGGAGCTGGAAAGCGATCCGGTGCTCAAGCTGATCGAGCAGGCCGCGTATGGCGCCTTGCAGAACCGGGCGCGGGTCAACGACGCGGGCAAGGCCTTGCTGTTGGCCCATGCCGAGCGGGCCGACCTCGATCATCTGGCCGCCAACGTCAATCTGCAACGCCTGGTGATTCAGGTGGGAGATCCGAGTACGGTGCCGCCGACGCCGCAGGTGCTCGAAGAGGACGATGCCCTGCGCGAGCGGGTTCAGCTGTCGTATGAGGGGCTGACCACGGCGGGGCCGCGCAACAGCTACATCCTCCACGCACGCAACGCCTCCGGGTTGGTGGCCGATGCCACGGCGGAAAGTCCGTCACCGGCCGTGGTGGTGGTCACCGTGCTCAGTCTCGACGGCAGTGGCGCCGCTTCGCCCGAGCTGCTCGAACAGGTCCGGCTGCACCTCAATGACGAAGACGTGCGGCCGGTGGCCGACCGCCTCACGGTGCAGAGCGCTGTGGTCATCGACTACCACATTGAAGCGGTGCTGTACCCGCAGGCACCGGGGCCCGAAAACGAAGCCTACCTGGCCGAAAGCCAGAAACGCCTGAGCGAGTGGATCAACCCGCGCCGTCGCCTGGGTCTCGAGGTGGCGCGTTCAGGCATCGATGCGCAATTGCACGTTCCCGGCATCGCCCGGGTTGAGCTGCTGGGCTGGACCGATCTCAAGCCGAGCAAGGCCGAAGCGGCGTATTGCACGGGCTACAGCGTGATCCTGGGGGCCTGACATGAGTACTCAGCTGCCGCTCAACAGCACGCCGCTGGAGCTGGCCGTGGAAGCGGCCAATTACGAACACACGCTGATCCCGCTGCGCAGTTTGTACAACGCCGACACCTGCCCCGAGCATTTGATGCCGTACCTCGCCTGGTCCTGGTCGGTGGACCGCTGGAACAACAACTGGGCAACGGAGGCCAAGCGCACGGCAATCCGTTCGGCGTACGACGTGCATGCACGCAAAGGCACCATCGGTGCATTGCGTCGGGTGGTCGAGCCCTTGGGCTACCTGATCGACGTTGTGGAATGGTTCGACACCGTGCCGGAAGGCGTGCCCGGTACGTTCGCCCTGGAGGTGGGGCTGAATGACGCCGGCATCACCGAGGAACTGTACGAGGAACTGGCGTGGTTGATCGACGACGCCCGTCCGGTCAGCCGGCACATGACCAATCTGGCGCTCAGCCTGCAGACCGAGGGGGTGTTGGGCATTGCCGTGTGCGTGCAAGAGGGCGAAGAGATCGACGTGTACCCGCCGGCCCCGAAAGACATCGACGTGACCGGCACCTTTGGCCCGGCGCTCTGCGTCGATGAAACCGATACTTTGGACGTTTATCCTTATGATTGATAAGACCAGTCAGTTTTTTGCCATTCTCACGGCGGTCGGTGAAGCCAAACACGCCAATGCCATCGCCATGGGCCTGGACTGGATGTTCACCGAGATGGGCCTGGGCGATGCCAACGGCACTGACCCGATTCCCGATCGCCAGCAGACCCAGTTGATCCACGAATGGCGCCGGGCGCCGATCAACCAGATCCGTGTCGATCCGACCAACCCCAACACGGTGATCACCGAGCAGATCATCCCGCCCGAAGTGGGCGGTGAGTGGATTCGCGAGATCGGCCTGTACGATGTCGACGGTGATCTGGTGGCGGTGGCCAACTGTGCGCCGAGCTATAAACCATTGCTGGACCAAGGCAGTGGCAAGACCCAAGTGGTGCGGATGAATTTCATCGTCAGCAGCTCGGCGAACATCGTGCTGAAGATCGACCCGGCCGTGGTGCTGGCCACGCGTGAATACGTCGACCTCGCGATCAGCGAAGCGCTGGCCAAACTGGATCACAAACAGTCAGCACGGGTGGCGGCCACAACCGCCATCACCCTGAGCAATCTGCAGACCATCGATGACGTGGCTGTGGCCGCCGGTGACCGGGTACTGGTGACCGCCCAGGTGCAGGCGCAGGACAACGGACTCTATGTCGTCAGCGCCGAAGGCTGGATGCGGGCAGCCGATGCCGACAACAGCCTGGAAGTGACCCCGGGGCTGTTTATCCATGTGGAAGAGGGCACCGTCAATCGCGACAGCCTCTGGCAGTTAAGCACCGACGCGCCGATCACCCTGGGCACCACCGGTTTGCAATTCGACATGATCGCGGGCGGCACAGGGGTCGGTGTGGGCACGTTTCGCAGTGTCACCGTCGATGCCCTCGGGCGTGTGGTTGCCGGTACCAACCCGACCACCCTGGACGGCTACGGCATCACCGATGCCCTGGCAGTGAGTGAAAATCTCGCCGATATCGAGGATGTGGCTGAGGCTCGCGACAACCTTGGGTTGGGAACCGCCGCGATGGCGGACGTGCAATCCGATCTGGACGATGCCACGGTGGATGCGCTGATGAAGGTGGGCGCTTTTGGCTTGGGCGGGGCGGGTATCAGCCTGCCGGACGGTACTGATCTCAACACCATCCGAACCAGCGGTTTTTATCGCCTCGAAGGCACGCCGGAAAACGGGCCATCGGGCGGTACCAACTCCGCGTTGATCGTCGGCAATGGGCGGGACGTGACGCTGCAACTGGTCGTGCAATACAACACCGGGGTGTTGTTCACACGCGGTGGCAGCGGTTCTGGATCAACCTG